CCCGCTTCGTACCCTATGGCCGTATTGTCATTCCCGTCATCTATCCTCTGCAACGCCAGGGAGCCGATAGCTACATTTGCCCAGCCGCCGAGAGATACAGCATCAAGACCTTCCCCGGCATTGCCACCGATGAAGATGTTATCAGTTCCGCCCTCATCGATCATGTTAATACCGGCATCTTCCCCAATATAGACGTTTTGCCAATCGTGAGCATGATTGGCATCTGTCTTTATCCACTCTTCGCCTTGCAGGGAAAGGAATCCGGGAAGGTTCAGAGAGTTTCCGTCAGAAGAGGTGATATTGGAATCCTTAACCGTCTTGCCACCCGCGCCGTCGAAAAGAACAACAGCGTTGTCAGTGGACGAGCCAGGACCGGTTACGTCACCACTTCCCACTCCAGCCGCCGCGCACTCCCAGCCGCCAAGCGAGGTGTAGGCGAGGACTTCGTCGTCGTTGCAGTCCGTCCGCAGATGTCCGCTCACATCGTTCGCGGTGTTCGTGAAATTAATATCGCCCGTATCGACAAAGTCAGGATCGACAGTAGCAGCACCATCGACACTCACATCGTCACCGGAACTGGAGGCAGTAAGCAGGCTGCCAGCAATCTTCTTCGTCTCCCCATCCTGAACGACAGGCACGTAGTCCGTGGCATCCAGGGGGGTATTAGCTGTGTCGGCCTCCTGGATGAACTCATAGAATTTCTTTTTTGGCTGGGAGTGGGCAAGGCTGCCATACGCAATAATGAGCGCCGGCGTGAGTGCCAGAATGATTCCCAAAAGACTAAATAGTTTTTTCATCTCACTTCTTTATTTCGACGTAGATACTCAGCACCCCTTCGCAGTCTCCGGTCGCCAAACCAGTGAAGGTGGCAGTCAGGTCACCCACGACCGGCACTCCATACTGGGCGTCGGTCGTGCCGTCGTCAGTGGTTGCCCACACCATTTCCGTGGTGCTGGTGTCCCTGTTCGCCAGGGTGGCGCCCGCGATGTCGATCCCATGGGAATCGAGGACGGTGATGTCGTAATTGTCAGCTGGTGCCGGGCTACCTGGATTGGTGACGAACTTGATCACCATGCCAGCCACTCCTTTAATGACAACGTCGACCTTCTCTGCGATGGCGGAAGCCGTCCATGCCACGTCGATCCTCTTTATGTTGGAGTTAGGGTCACTGACGACGTCCACCTGTTTCGTACCATCACTGTCGGCACCCCATGCCATGGAAGCCATCAGGCACAGCACAACTACTGCGAATATCTTTTTCATCTCCTACCTCCTTGTGCCTTCCGAATAAGATCCGGGGCTTTCTCTATTGCATCCATTTGCCAAGTGACCTCCTTGACTCTCCCTTGCATTCTCGCCATGGCCGTTCCTTCGAGGTTCACCAACTCCCCGAGGAGATCCTGGCGCCTCTTATTCAACACATTCAAGACAGGCTGGTTTCGCAGGGAACGGTAGACCTCCAGTTCCTGACCGTCCGTGGGCATCTTGTCGGGATTCATCTCTTACCTCGCCATGGCCGGCGTACCGGTCATTGGGTTCTGGTTCTTCATGGGAGTGGCACTGAAGGCGTTGAAGTCCTGCCCACCGGTCGGCTGCTGTCCGCCAGGGCCCAGCTGCTTCGGTGCGGGGGGTGTGCCGATCTGACCCTGTTGACCCGGGGGAGGAGGCTGACCCACCAGTTCCATTTGGCGCTGCTGCATCTGCTCCGCCTGAATCATCTGGATCCGTTCCGCCATGCGGTCGTCGTCCAGGGCGCCGTCCAGGTCGATCTCGAGGGCCTTCAGCGCCTCCTTCAGTGCCTTCAGCCTAATCTCCGGGCCGAGTAGTTGCACGTCCACCGGGTTGTTCGTGCTGGCCAGGAACTCGTTCCTTCTCATCGCCTGCTGCTCCTTGGCGATCAGGCTGCTGCTGCCCTTGGCCACGAACTTGATATCACCGATGATGTCGATGTCCTGCTCGTACTTCAGGTTGTGCTGGGCCTGTTTCCGCACGGAAGGTTCGATGATGCCAACATCGATATTGCTCACCACTCCCTTGATGCCGCGGGCTGCCTGGGTCATCAGCATGGAGAACCCGCTGGCGGTGTTCGCCGGCCCTCCGGTGCGCTCCTGGTTGCCGGTGGCGTACCGAGGCACCCCGCTCTGGTTGTCGGCCGCCTCCTCGCAGAACTCGTAAACCTTCAGCAATTTCTCGGACACCATTTCCGGCTGCCAGAACTCCACTGGCTTGCCGTGCTCCGCCATCTGGCCCGATGTCACACGCCAGACCTTGAACGGAAAGATATAGTCGTCGGCCCCGTCCACGTAATCCGACTTGACCGCCACCTGGGGACCGCTGGCGATGCCTACGTTGAGCACCAGGTGCCGGGCTACCTGGTTGGCCATCTGGCAGATCGGCTTGATCAGGTCGTACACGCTCTTGCCATAGATACTGTCCGGGTTCACCACGAAGGAGGTCACACTGAACGGCCGGTCCCCGAGCTCGTCCGGGTTGATGATTGCCTTGATGATGTGGCTACCGATCATCCAGGCGGCGATTTGATACTCCTTCTCCGGGTCGTCGATCTTCGACTCGTCCATCCCGTAGTCCAGAAGGACGCTCCCGGGAACACTGCCCCACCAGTTGATCATGTCGATCAGATCGGTGTCGTCCGTCAGCGTGGTGAGGTCGTCAATCCGCTTTCGCTCCTCCACGGTGAACGTCCACTCCCGGAGGCCTTTGTGGCTATGCTCCCGCAGCACCTCCCGAATGGCGTCCTCCTTATAGCCCTCCAGACCGATGCAGTTGTACAGGTTGCCGCGGGTGATCCTCTCGAGGTGAGCCAGGTCGGCGTCGTTCGGGCCGGTGCAGTCCGCAGACGGGTAGAACGTGGAGGGATCCACCCTCCCCCACTTGGAGATCGTGCGACTCTCCACCTTCATGGTCCACTTGCCGGTCGTTTCGTCGTATACCTGGGTGCGGACGAACTCCTTCTTTATAATCGGACCTTTGAGGATGGCCGCCCGGTAGGTCACCAGGTCGTAAATCCACTTGTCCATCTCCTTGAACCATCCACCTTCGTGGAACTGGTCCTCAATCTTGACTTGCATCTTCGCCGCGGCTTCCTTGGCCAGGCGGTGCATGTCCTTCTTGAATTGCTCCTCGATCTGCACCTCGAACTGCTGCATCAGGGCTGCTACGGCCTGCGGAGAGGGCGGGATGCCGGTGGCCATCATCTCCTGAGCGACGATCGTCTCCGCGGCCATCATGCGAAGCATCTCCTTCAGGGGCGCCGGGACCTCCGGCAGCGGAGTGGCCTCGCAGCTGAACGGGTTGTCGCCGGCCTGCTTCAGGATGTCCTTGATCCAGTTCTCCGCAGCTCGGCACTTTGTCTCCGGGATCATCATGTAGATCGGCTCGTACCCGGGCGGGAACATCGCTATGATCTCCTGCAGGTGGTCGGGCTCGTACTCTCCCTTCCGGGCCCGCTTCGCCCGCATATCGGCGTCCTCAGTGGCGATCTTGTCCCGCTTCAGGGTTTCCCATCTCTGACGAATGTGACGGGCCAGCTGCGTCTTGAAGGTGTCGTCCCACGGCGTTCCCTCGGTGGGCTGGGGGTCCGCGTCCGGCGTGGTGGGCATTGCCGGCATCGTTTCACGTGGAACACCCATTGTCTGCAGTACGCCGTTAACCATAATTCACTCCGTACCTGGATGGGCCCGGCCCCACCTGGATGAAAAAGGTTTCGTTGCAGTCGTCGCAGGTGTAGACCTTCTTGCTCACTCCCTGGACCATGGTGGAGCCCACGAGCGTCACCGCGCTGCTCTTACAGTCGGGTCTGGGGCAGTTGGCCATCAGTGCACCCTCGCTTGGTACTCTTCAAGGTCAAGCTGGAAACAACTCCGTAGGAAATCGTCGCTGATACATGATTCCTCGTAGTCGTAATCCTCGTCGGGGAGGTTTGGTTCCCGATACTCAGCGGCCGCCACGGCCCGCAGGCCCGACTTCGTTTCCTTCTCCCATGGGCCACTTTGGCACATCCAGCACGAGCACATTTTTCTGGCTTTTGACTGAATTCCCAGCACACGCTTCCGTTCCTTTTCAGAAGCACCCCTCCAGTAGTCTTTCCCCCACAGGAGTTTAATCTTTCTCAACGTCCTGGCCTTCGCCCGCCACGTCTGATGCCGTCGCTCGGACAGTCCCTTGGTAGCCATCAGTTGTTCCTCGCGTCTCGGCCCTTGCGGTAGTGGGCCATGGCCTCGTGGGCAGCCCTGACGGCCACGCTCCAATCCACCAACTCTGGCTGCACCTCGACGGAAAAGGTGACAGGTTCGCTGCCATCAACCACGGACAATCCCCGGAAAATGTAGGTCGGGAAGATGCTGGCCCTCTGCTTTCGTTTCAGCAGTTCCAGTCCCTGCAGGTCCGGGTAGTCCTTCGCTGCCTCTGCCCATGGCCGGCACTTCAGGGTGTCCTCGCCCAGAATGTTGAGTTCATCCATTTTGTCTCCCAATGTTTTCATGTCGTCCACGCTCTCACTGGAGGCCTCTTCGACTTGGCGGCGTTCACCCCACCCACCGATACCGGCGTCTGCTCCATTGAGGGCAGCGGCAGCCTCAGCCGGGCGAACTGACCAATAGCCATGTCCATGATCTTGTCGTCGAAGTAGTTGCCCTCCTGGGCCTCGAGCTCCCCGCCTTCCTTCTTGATGAACGTCAAGGCCTCGTGAAAGAAGCCGGCGTCCTTGATCAGGTGCGGAGATTCCTTCACCAGGGCCACCAGGTTGTCGATGATGGCGTACTTGCCACCCGCCTTGCTTGAGCCTGTCAGCCACCCGTATCGCTTCACTGGCTGCTGGGGAGGGGTGTGCCTCGTCTCCACGTAGATCCGCGGGTACTTCATCGCCACCAGGGAGTTGCAGACATCATGGCCGTGGTTGTTGCGCTCCGGGATTATCCAGGCCGTGTTGTACCGGTAGGCCAGGTAGGCCAGGATCTTGGCGTAGTTCCGGGTGTCTATCTTGCCGTGCCAAGTAGCCATCTGCTCCCCGGTCAACTGGTCGAGGACGGAGGCTGAGTCGAAGTCTCCCTTCTCCAGTCCCTCCGCGACGTCCGCCGGCAGCACGTACCGCCGACCCGCCACCGGCTCCCTCCACACCAGAAGCCGGCCCTCGTCGTCTTGAATCCACTGCCCGGTGCTGATCTCGCACTCGTACCGGGCGATGGGGTCGGGCGCCGCCTTCTTGAGCTCCTGCATCGTCATCGCCGGGAAGACCGCGGATCCAGATCCGAGAAAGGCCTCGTCGAAATTCGAGGGGAACTCCTGTAGGAATTTCTCCGTCTTTCCCTTGAAGAGGTTGGCAATGGTGCAGCGGCGCCAGTACAGGCGGGCGTTGTTCAGGCCGTACAGCTTGGCCAGGCGCTGCTCCTTCACCGTGCGGAGGAAGTTGGCCGGCGCCGGCGTCTGGTACTCCGGCATGACGAACCACGGGATGAACACCCGGGTGAACTCGTTCTCCTCGGGCGCCTCATGGTTCACGGTGAACTTGTACCGCACCGTATCCCCCACCAGGTAGAACTCGCAGATGTACCGGCACAACAGGGCCCTCTCGTGAAACTCTCCCCCCAGCCCCTTCGCGGTGCTCTCCAGTACTATCTCGGTGTCCGGATTGTGCGGAGGGACGCAGGGCAGCAAGGAGTCGAATATCTCCGTGGCGGTGTGTGCCGGCCACTTGCTGACCTCACTCAGCAGCAGCAAGTGAAACATCTGGGAGGAGCCCACGTCCTGCTTGCCCGCGGTGGCCACCTGGATGGTGCTGTCCAGGACGGCGTAGTGAATCATCTTCTTGTTGTTGAACTTCTCCTCCGGCTTGAAGTCCTCCGGCAGGTTGTCCTGGAAGCGCCGGTCCATGCCGAAGAGGTAGTCCGAACTCTTGGGCTCGTGGCTGACGATCATGGCGTGGGTGTTGGGGTTGTTCGCCACCCGATGAAAGAACCGACCGTTGAAGTACGTGCTCATCCTAACCCGGCGGGCCTTCACAATCACGATGCGTATCTTCCGTCCCTGCTGCTTGATCTCCGCGCACACCCGGTGCATCAGCTTCTGGGTGATGGAGAGCTTCAAGGGGATCTTCTGGCTGTTCTCGTCCTGGATCACCAGGAGAGCAGCGCCGTAAGCCGGGTAGCTGCGCTGCAACTGCTCCTCGTAGGCGGCCAGGGCGGCACCAGAACTCGCATAGTCAGCCAGGGCGGCCTCAGAACTCATCGTTCTCCTCCTGGGGAGGGGCGTTGGCGCCGGCATCCTGGCTCATGGTCTTCTTGTGCTTATCCCGGATCCGCCGCAGCCGGTCCTCGTAGGTGTCGGTGATCACCTTCTTTGTCTCGGTCGGTCGGCCGTCCACTTGATTGATCAGCTTGTCGATCATCTTGGACCGCTCAACTGGATCCCCGTGATCAATGGCCGCTTCGATCTGCCTGAGAGCCAGCTTCTGTGCCACCGAGAAGTACACTGTGGGCAGGTCGTCCGGGTTCAGGCGCATCGCCCACTTCAGCTGGGCCCGAATGCTGTCCCTCCTCGGCTTCATGCCCGACTCGCCCGGCTGGAAACGGTTCGACACGGAGACATCGTCCATACCGCGGTAGGTGCCTGACTTGTTCCTATCCATGACGGTCCTCACAGGCGCCGGCCAGGGCGGTCGAGCAGGTGATGCACACCGGGGGAGGGTCGGGACAATCGTTGCAAGGATAATCCTCGAGCTCTGGGCAGAGGCACTCAGGACACTGGGTCGCTAGGCGTTGCTCGAGCAGACTCGCCATGGCTACCTGAACCCAGGTCATGGCATTACGCCTCCGTTGGCCGCGGTGAGCTCTTCGCACTCATGGCAGAGTTGCGGCTCCTTGTGGGTGAATTGGAAGTGGGGAGTCTTGCAGCTGGGGCAGGGCAGCATGGCCAGGCTGTCCCGGTCGAGATCCTCCTGCTCACCCACGGAGAAGCCCCCCGCGATGCGGCCCTCGTATCCGGTCATGACAGTCCCTCCACCAGGGCGTCGAGGGCCCGCACCGTCCGCGGATCCAGGGAATGGGGACGGTTGCGATAGAGAAGAATCAAGGCCTCCATCCTCATGGGCGTCTCCATGCCGTCCAGCTGCACGTAGTGAGGCGGAGGGACCAGCTGCTCACCCAGCATGTCGCGGAGACTCTCGATGGCAGCCGTGATGTTCTCCGCGGTGATGGTGACGGGAGATCCAGGTGTGCCGAGGCCAGCCTTGAGGATCTGGTACATCTTGAGTCTGCCGAGGCCGGCTGCCATCGCTACGCCCTCCCCCGCCAGCCGCTTGGGCCTCCGCCAGGGCCCTCACTACGCGGTGAGAGCGACACGGACAGGGCAGTACGCATCACGGTCCTGGCATCGGCAAAACTAAGGCTGGAGAGTATCGACACGGGCTCGTGATCCCCACCCGCCCCAGCTCGGCATGGAGAATAGACCCCGTGACATCTTGTGTGTTTGGCAGCCATCGCTATGGCCTCCACCCATGGTCGACGCCAGGGTCCACCGCATTGTGGGGACGATAGGGCAGTACCCCACCCGGAATGCACCCTGGCGCCGAACTCAAGCAAAAAAAAGCACCAGCCCTCCGGCCGGTGTTCGTGTCAGTCTTCGGTGAGATCAGTCTCATCAGCGCTTCCCTCGATCAATCCATCGTCACCCCTTATCGCCTCTTTCGCTTGACCTGGTTCTTTCCTTGGCGGGAAAGATACCAAATGACAATTTCCTGTCAAGATACTGTGGTCTGCTATTGACTTCTGAGATTTAGAGCATATATTATAAGTATGGACACGAAGACGACAACAACGAAAGGAGACAGGGCAATGAATGAAGCAGCCACTGAAAGCAAAGAAGTTTTCAATATCGCAACAGGGCAAGATGTCTCGACAGGAAAATGGATTGCAACATGCTATTCCCCGCGCCTCGGCAGCATGACGCAATACGGTCAAACAAAGCGAGAGGCTCTAGAAAACTTGAGAAGATTTGTTGTTGATGTGCAAGGTGATTTATGGCCTGCGGACAGCAACGAGGAGGACAAGAACTGATGATCAACACACTCATTTTCATCCTGGCCGAAGTCGCCATCCTTGGCATGGCTTTGGCTCTGCGGTCTGAAATCAAGGAGGATTGAGAGATGCCAAGGAATAGCAGATTCCAGAAAGGTTCCGGTGTCTACACCTGCCGCGACTGCGGGAAGAAGACCAGGGAAACCGGAAACTGCGAGAGCGGCGTTGATCTTTGCGCTGCCTGTTACGAGGACGCTGGCCTGGAGAACGACCACTACGACAATCACGACGAACCTGTCACTGGCTGCAAGTGGTGTGAGGCCAACTGGCATGACTGAAACCATCACGATCACCAAGTGCATCTGCCTTCGCTGCAACTACAAGTGGTGGCCGAAGGTAACCGACGAGCTCATCCGAACCGGCCTGGCGCCGCGAGTATGCCCAGGCTGCAAATCACCCTACTGGGACAGACCGCGAAGGGAGAAGAAGTCATGACAGTTGTCGCGCTCACCGATGCTCAAGTGAATGCAGTTCTCTATGCCCTTGAACACTTCATCAACAGGACTGAAACCTGCCCCCCTATACTGAACGCGATGCGAAGGGCAAAGGAGGAGATCACAGAAGCCTGTCGCAACAGCGCATAATAGCAGCACAAATCAAGCCCCCGGGGACTCATTCTCCTCGGGGGCTTTCTCGTTCCCTACTCTCGCCAGAAGGGGTTTTGAATTCAAAACATTCCTCGCCCACACCAGCGCACGATCGGAAAGGAAGATTGCCCACTTCTCCCCAGACCTTTGGGTAAGGTTTAAAAGAGCGCCCTCATCCTCGAGCATGAGCGTAACCAGCACCTCCCCCTCGTAGTGGCTGAACATCTTGAGGTCGGCAATCTCGGCAGCATCCGCGGGCCTGATCTTCTTCTCCCGGGCCTCGAGCAAGTACCTGACCCTCCCCACGACGGAAGGCAGCCACGTACCGGCCGCGGACGGACCAGGTATCAGCTTCTCCCGGGCCCAGCGGTTCAACGTGGACCTCTTCACGCCGGCGAGGGCGCACACCTGACCAGTGTTGAGCAGCTGCTCCTGGGGTGTGTCCTTGAACGGCAGCTTGACAACCTTCTCGAGGTCCTCCTTGGAGTATCCCTTCCACCAGGTCATCGCGGGTACCTCCACAGTTTCGCTCTTGAGGGATGACGGAGTTTTCTGAAGGCCTTATTTCTGATCTGGGCGATTCTCTTGCCTGTCACACAGAAGATCCCACCGACTTCCTTGAGAGTGAGGTTCTCATCGTGAATACCGTAGATTGATTTGAGCACAGAAATCTCTTTCTCCGTCATCTTCTCCTGTTTCACAAGATTGTCCAGGTGCCTGATCATGTGAGGAACCAGTGCCAG